CCATTGATGAAATGAAAACCACTATTCGTGATGGCAGCTCAATTGAAGCATCTGGTCGCAACAAAGATGACCGTGTTATCGCTACAGCATTAGCTTGCGCTGCTTATGCCGAACAAGTACAGCCAAGATTGATAAATCAGAAGCTCACTCGTAGAGTTTCCCGTGTACAGGATGATTTCACCCCTGAACAGCTCACTGTAGGTCGAAATGTGTCCGATTACCTTAAAAGGATAGGTGTTTATGGTAATGCCACTGGTAATCCACAGTAGAACTGACCTTAGAAGGATTATTAAGAGATTTCTCAAGGATAAGAACCGAGGAATCTCTATTCCTTTGTTTGCAGAGCTTGCTGGGTTATCTACATCCCATATACGGGATGTTTTTATCAATGAGAGTGAACCATTGACTGAATATGTCCAAAGAAGGGTGTCAAAAGCCTATCAAGAATGGATTAATGGGGAAGTAGCCATTATGCAGAACCGTGACACCTCATTATTTGTTCAATATCGCAAAGAAGCCAAGCCCATACTTCATAAATCCAGTAAATTGACATTGATTAACGGGGAGATTAAGATTAATATGGGTATCAAACCGAAGTATGATTATTCTGATTTAACACTTGACGAGCAATTGAAGGGGATATAACAATGGCTGTAGTAAATGATTTTCACTGTGCTAAACACGGTTATTTTGAATCGAGGACTCCTAAATGTCCCATGAAAGGATGTAATGAAGAAGTTATGGTCGTATTTTTGCAAGCTCCTAACTTGGTCAGCGCCAAAACAAGATTTACGGACAAGTCCACCAAGCAACTCGCAATGGAGTTCGGAATGTCAGACATCAAAACCACCCGTGAAGGCGAGCACCAAGAAGGCTTCCTCGCCAAGAAAAACAAGTTCACCGAAAAAGAATACGCAGATGCCGAAAAGTTCGCAACCCGTAAAAAAGGAGTTGACAAAGACAAGCTCAAGCGTCAAGTCCCAACCCCGCAAGCGGAAGCCCCAAGGGAAGCCCGCCCTGGTGACGCAGCGGTCTGGGGTGGCGGAATGAAAGGCATGAATATGCAATCTATTCTTGCTGGACAATTCTCAAAACCTGTTGGACCGTTACTAGGTAAAGAACCTGAGGCTGCGGGCTTGACACCATCTCAGGCTGGTATAAACTCAGGACCTAGAGTTGATCCATCTTCAACATTACGAGATCCTGAAAACTTACAGATTAAAAAATGAGAATACCTAGCGCACCCGAAGCAAGAGAAGATTTTTATTTAGACATCATTGCTAAGTGCCTGGTATCAAGAGATGCCCGCAAAGGTGATTACACCACTCAGCGGGCATATTATTTATTTGGCGCTGGACCTGAAGAACCACCAGCCTATTTCAACAAGATCAATCCGCACTTAGATCAGCTTACTAGCTTCCTCTATAGCTCGGAAACAACCCGCTTCTCTTTACAATTGGGCGCTTCAGTCCACGATATGGAGCAGCGCAAAACACCACGATTGACTCAAGCACTCAATGACGAGTGGCTTAACTCCAATGCAGACCAAGTATTTTCGACTGCGTTGACTTGGTCATTGGTTTATAACACCACCTTTGTAAAGCTGGTTTATAACAACGGCATTAATCCTTACCTGATCGAGCCTGATTCTATCGGCATATTGCGTGAGGACACCCCTTATACAGACAGGCAAGAAGCCATTGTACAAACTTACTACATGACAAAGTCGGAGCTATATGCCCGTCTGTATTCCCATCCAAAGCGTGATGACATCGTAAAGCGCCTCACGACTGGCACAAGAGTTAATGAATCAGAGATTCCTGAAGCAGTAAATCGTATTGTGATGAGTCAAACCAATCCGACTATCTATGGCAACATCAACCTTGATCTGTATGGAGTAAATCGCTACAAAGCTCAAGTAGCTGAAGATACAGTAGAGATGACTGAGTTGTGGGTGTGGAATGATGACACTTCTGATTATCAAGTGGTAACTAGCGCAGCTCCTGGAATTATTATTTATGACCGACCAGGTGCATCCTTGTTCCTTAAAGGCGAATGTCCATTTGTTCAGATCTGCCCAAACCCATTGCCAACCTATTTTTGGGGCGCATCGGAAGTTCAAAAGCTCATGCAGCTTCAAACTTTGCTCAATGTGCGCTGGGTAGAGATTTTGGATCTATTGTCCAAGCAAGTTAGCCCTCCAATAGCGTTGACAGGCTGGTCTGGCATCTTGGATGAGAAAAACTTTGCATTAAACCGTCCTGGTGGTCTTTTAAGCTCAGATATGCCCAACGCTAAGGCTGAACGCCTTGCACCGCAGATGCCACCTGATCTTTTTGAGGTTATCCACGAAATTAGCGCAATGTTTGAAGAAGTTTCAGGTATTGGCAATGTATTGCAAGGTAAAGGCGAGTCTGGTGTAAGATCGGCTGGTCATGCAAGCCAATTAGCTCGTTTAGGTTCTTCAAGAGCTAAAAAACGGGCTTTGATTGTGGAAGATAGCTTGGAAAAGGTAGCAACACTGTATCTCAAGCTCATGCAAGCCTATGACCCAACACATTACAAAGATACTGAAGGCGTGCCGTTTATTGCAGAGCAGTTTACTAACGATTATGTTGTTAAAGTTGATGCTCACTCTAACAGCCCAATCTTTACTGAAGATACAAAGCAATTGGCGTTCAATTTATTTAAAGCTGGCGCAATTGACAAAGAATCTTTACTTGACATGGTGGAAGCTCCAGGTAAACAATTACTCATAGAGAAATTAAAAAAGCGTGAAAAGCAAGCTGCTGCTCAAGGTGAAGGTCAAGAGAAGCCTCCTGCTGGCGCTCCCAAAGAGAAGCAACATAAAAAGGAAGGCTAATGGCACAATCAATCGCACCTAAGGCTGACCAGCCAAAAGTTTCTACTGAATCTTTAAAAAGAGGTGATAAAGGTCCAGGTTTGGAGTATCGTACTCAAAGCAGTCCGAGTTTTAACCGTAGTCCGAAAGTTCGGAATATGGGCAGGGCAATTAGGGGATAGTTAATAACTAGGAGATTATTGTGCGTAAAGCTCACAAAAAATCACGCAAGTCTAAGCGTTAATAAGTTTTCCTTCACGGGAAGAAAGGGTGTGGCTGCCTCCCCTGTAAAGTAGGTGACCGCTGCTAACTGGAGAATACTCACATGGCACGCAAAGCACGCAAAGGTCGTAAAGCTCGCAAGTAATCTTATGAGGGCTAAAACCCTCTGATTACTTCGGACAGACCGAAAACCCTCCCTGGGGGGAGGGAAGCAAAATATATCCCCCCACTTGACAATTGATAGTTTAAGATTACGATACAGAGAAACTTAATAGGAAAAAGTTATGGGCGTACCTTCAGACCAACTGATGCAAATGATTAAAAGCCAACGGGATGGTGCTACACCTGGTGGAACTCCCCCAGCTCCTGAAGCGCCTGTAGGAATGTCCGAAAATAGCGCTGCTCCAATGGGATCTCCTATGAGTACCCCAGAACCTAAGATGGGTAACCGTGAAGCCTCGATGATTAATCTCTCGATGGCTCAAGACTTGTTAGAACAAGCCTTACCTGCTGTAGGATCTGATTCTGATGAAGGCAGGCAAATTTTAGCTGCGATCAATACACTTAACCGTGTGATTGGTCCTAAGAAATCCAAAACAAATGAATTGCAACCTACTGAAATTATGCAGATGTTGCAAACATTACCTCAAGCTGGTGGAGCAACGGCTGAAGGAAAAGCAATGGCACAAGCTCCGAAAATCCCTGGTATGTCACCTGGCGGTATGCCTCCTCCACCTGCTCCTTCTGGTGCTGGCGGTGGTATGCCACCTCCTCCTGGCGGTGGTTTGCCTGGTGGTATGCCTTCTGCAACTCCACAATAAGGAATTATCATGGAATTATTTAAACCTCGTGGCGCTGCGCTTCCACGCAGACCAACTGACAACAATCAGAAAAACGGTCAAGTTATCAACACTCCACGCTTTGCCGATTTTGGTGGCTTAACTGGTCCTACCAAGGGCGGTTACAAGAATATGATGTCGATGTCCCATCCTGGTGACACAAAGAAAGTTATCTAATAAATAAGGGGATATGAAATGAGTTTAGAAGATCTTTCGTTTGAACAGCGTGATGAGTTGGCAATGTTGGCTAAGCAATTAGCTGATAACCCACAAACACGCAAAGAATTTTTACGCATGACTAAACAGGTCAAGCCTGAAATGTCCATTCCTGAACTTGAGATTGAGGATTACACCAATAAAAAGGTGACCGCTGCTGAAGAACGGGTAATGAGATTAGAGGCTCAATTGCGTGATAGAGATGCAAGAGAAGAACTTGAAAAACGCAGAGCAAAGTTAAATCGCTCTGAAAAAGAAATTGCTGAAATTGAAAAAGTAATGCTTGAAAAAGGCATGACCAATCATGAAACAGCAGCCGAGTACTTCGATTGGATGAATCAAGCAGCAGCTCCAACGCCTAATTCGGCAATGGGGTATAACCCAAGCGCACTGAATAAGTTTGACCTTTCTAAGTATTGGAAAAACCCACAGATGGGCGCAAGGGATGAGGCATCAAAAGCATTGCAAGAGTTGCGTAAAAACACTCGACCAATTGGTATTTAAACAGCAGTAAATGGGGATATTTACTTTTAACGGAGAATTATTATGCCTATAGGTGGCGGAATAGTCCCAGCATCAGGATCAAGCCAATACAATGAGCTTACTTATGTAACTCGTAGAGCGTTTATCCCCAAGCTGGTAGTACAACTTTATAACAGCACACCATTGATGGCTGCGTTGATTGCTAACAGTCAATCTGCTTCAGGCGGTGTATCCCAAGTAACCGTGCCAGTTCAAGGCGCTCAGTTTGTTAACGCACAGTGGTCTGACTACTCTGGTTCATTCAATCAGCCAGCAGTTCAGCAAGGTGCTTTTAATGCTGAGTTCAACTTGAAATTGATGATTGCCCCAGTACCGTTCCTCGGTATGGAAGGTGCAGTTCAGCAAGATTACGCAATCATTCCTCTCATTGAAGCTCGTATGAACGATGCAACCAATGTGATGATGGATGCGATGGCTACAGCACTTTACACAAACTACACCAACACTCAACAGTTCATTGGCTTGCCAGGCGCTATTGATGATGGTACAAATATGCAGACTTACGGTAACATCAACCGTTCTACCTATACATGGTGGCAGTCTAAGGTGTACAACGCTGGTTCTGTAAACCCAACTCGTCAAAATGTACTTCAATACATTTCTGGTACAGTTAAGAAAGGTGCTGAAGTACCTACTTTTGGTGTTTGCGGTTTCGGTACATGGACACTCTTGGCACAAGACTATGTTGGTCAAGAACAGTATGTAATTACCCCAGGACACGGCTTTGATAGCGATTCCAACGGTCCTCAAGCAGCTTTCCGTGCTTTGATGGTTGCTGGTGTTCCAATCTATCCAGACCCATATTGCCCAGAAGGTACTTTGTACTTCATTAACAGCAACTACATGAGCCTCTATATCCACGATCAAGGTTCATTCGTATTTACTGGTTTTGAGTCCACACTTCCTAACTGGCAGATCGGTTATGTTGGCGCAGTTTTGATGATTGCCGAATTGGTAAGCACCAAGCCTAAGTCAATGACCCGTGTGCAGGGTTATAACTCTATTTCACTATAAGGAGCATATAACATGGCACTAGGTAATAATAAAATCCTGATTTCAGGTACTTATGCGAATACACCAGGCGCATTTTGGCAGTTAACTACTTTGTCAGTTCCAACAGGCGGTGTTGTAATCCCTGCTGGTAACTACATCGTGTTCCCAACAGCCAATGTGAGCATTTCTGCTGTATCAGCTTATAACGCAACTTCTAACGCTGCAACATGGTCAACTGTGATTGCTTCAGGCGTTGGCGGTTGGATTACTGCTGACGGTGTGAATGTGGCTGCAAACGCATCTACTGCTGCAACATTGACTTTAGCTACTGTAAACGGTGGCTTGCCAGTCAGTGGTACATTCAACGCAAGCTAAGGAGATCAGTAATGGCTAATCCAGATTCAGTATCACAGTATTACCTTGATAGTTTCGGGAATGGTCGCATTGCTGTAGCTCAAAATGTTTCCTTCAATACAGTAGGCAATGCTACCGTTACTGGTATTACATTGCCTATTCTTGGAGGTGGCTTAACACAATCAGGTTCAACTGCAACATCAGGTGCGGTTATTCTCCGTAGAATTACGGTTTCTAACCCGTCTGGTGATGTATCTTCTGCGTATGTTTCAATTTCAACAGATGCAGCAGGTTCTAATGTGGTTGTAGCGAATGTGGCGTTAACTCAGATCAACGGTGTAAACAAGTTCACTGATTTAACAATTGCAGCTCCTTATGCAGCCTCAGTTCCTGTTTCAGGCAATGTAACCCAAGCCTTATATGTAAATGTGAACACTGCTAGTGGTAACACTAACACTGCCACAATTAGCGTATATGGCGATGTTGTAAAGTTCTAAATATGTCCTCAATCTTCGTAACTAATAATTCTGACAAAAAGTTAAAAGATGGCTACGCTGGAGTCTTTTACACTTTTCCTAAAGGTGAAACTGTAGAGCTTCCTATTGAAGTAGCTCGTCACATTTTTGGTTATGGAGATGAGAACAAAGAGCCGTATTTGGCAAGACTCGGATGGATCATTACATCTAATGACCTTGAAAAAGGTTTAGAAATTCTTTCTCAGTGGGATTTTTCATCTGAAGCTCCAAAAAAGAACCAATCTATATCCCCGTTGGTGGAAAGAGTACCCCTGCCGTCTGAAAGGAAGGCAAGGGGAAAAGTCCTACAGGCGGTAGCATGACTTATGAAAGGTAACCAGTGGCAACACTTAATTCATACCTTACGCAAGTCCAAAGGTTGCTTCATGATGCCAACAATAACTTCTACTCTCCTTCACAGTTAACGGATTACATTAACGAAGCTCGTCAGAGAACAGTTCGTGATACTGGAGCGTTAAGAGAAGTCGTTGTTACACAAACACCATGTATGGTTGCTCCTACAGCGACCATTGGCGGAGTTTCGCCACAATATCCATCAGCCTGGGCAGCAAATACTGCTTACACTGCTGGACAATTCATTTTTAGCAATATCTACATCTATCAAGTAACTCAATCTGGTACTACTAGCGGTACAGCGCCTCCGTATCCACAAGCTACTCAAAACAATTACAACAACTATCCACCAAGCGGTCAGTTCTTAAACGGCACTTGTGGATTAACTTATGTTGGTAATTGCGAGAATATTAGCTATCCAGCCTTGACCTACTTGATGGGAACATCACCTTTAACGCCATCTAACGGCAATACGGTGCTAGATATTGTTAACATCAACCTGTACTGGGGAAACTCCCGTGTACCGATGGATTACTTAGCTTGGAGTGATTTCAATGCACGATTAAGATTTTGGCAAAATTACATTGGCAGACCATTGGCATTTAGTATTTATGGTCAACAACAGATTTACATCGGACCAGTACCAGATCAAGTCTATCAATTAGAGATTGATTGCGTGGTATTGCCTAACCCGTTGAGCCTAAGCTCACCTAGCACTACCGATGTCATTAACGATCCTTATACAAGTCCTGTACAGTTCTACGCAGCTTATTTGGCTAAGTACTATGAGCAATCGTATGGGGAAGCCGAGATTTATAAACAAGAGTACAACAAGCACGCTCAGTCTGTACTCAACACAGTATTTACCCGCAGAGTACCTTCCGTATATAGCTCACCTTACTAATCATGGCATCAGCAGAACAGAAAAAGTCCTATGAAGTCATTAAGCAATTTAAGGGAATAAACACCCAAGCTAATCGCACGGCTATTGAAACCGAGGAGTTTGCATGGCTTGAAAATGCCCAGCCAATTGGTTACGGCAATATGCATATTGTTCCAACAAGTGTTTTAGTTAAAGATTCAGGCGGTAATGCAGTTATCCAAACTTCTGAAATTATTTATTTCAGTTCAGTAAATTTAGGTGTAAACGACTATCTTTTATTCTTTTTGGCTGATGGATCTGCTCAATATTATGAGATTCAGACTCAAGTTAGAGGTCAGGTAGCCCCTGCTGGCACTTTTAGCGGTTCTGAAGGGATGAACTCTAGTCAGTGGTACAACACAGAATGTTTAATTCTTGATCCGAATTACGGTTATTTCACTTGGGATGGCAATAATACAGTTACCGTTGGTTCTGTTGGAGTCATTGCGATTACCAATGCGGGCACTGGTTACAACACAGCTCCTACAGTAGTAATCTCAGGACCAGATCAAACAGGCGGTGTGCAAGCTAATGCGACTGCATCCTTGGTATCTGGTGGTAATACTGTTGGCTCTATTGTCTTAGTGAACGGTGGATCAGGATACACAAACACTGCAAATCTTACTGTTACCCTATCAGGCGGTGGCGGTAACGGTGCTACAGCAATTGCTGGGATCAGCACTTTTGCCCAAGGAACAGTTCAGGTCAATGTAGTCGATGGTGGCGCTGGATATTCTGGTAATACAACTCCAATAACGATTACAGGCGGTGGTGGCACAGGCGCTGCTGGCACAGCAGTCATATCAGGGAATACCATTACTCAAGTCATTATGACTAACCCTGGCACTGGCTATACAAACTCAGCCAATATTGTCGCTACCGTCACTGGTAACGCTACTTTGCAAGCTATAGTAAATACTAATGAAAATGTGGGTATATCGAGCTTCTCAGGGCGTGTTTGGATTGCGTCAGGTCGAACTATTACTTACAGTGCAGCAGGTGATTACAGCGACTTTACAAGCGTTTCAGCGGGATCTTTAGAACTTACCGACTCTACATTGCATGGTGATATTCAACAAATCTTAGCTGCTAACGATTTTTTATACATTTTTGGTGATTCTTCCATCAATGTGTTTTCCAATGTGCAAGTTTCAAGCACAGGACAGACTTTATTTACCAATACCAATGTGAGTGCTTCTGTTGGTACAGCGCAGCCTTATGCGATTATTCCGTACTTCCGTTCAGTGATTTTTATGAATAATTACGGGGTTTATGCGCTTGTTGGCTCTACAACAACCAAGTTATCCAGCCCTTTAGATGGTATTTTCCCTAATATTAACTTTGCAACTGAGGAAATCACCTCAGGACAAGTTTTATTAAATAACATTTTGTGCGCTGCATTCACTATTCGGTATAACGATACTGAATTTACAAATACCACTCGGTATATGCAAATGGTATTTTTTGATAAAAAATGGTTTCTGACCAGTCAAGGTGATAATTTAAAATATATTACTTCTGTACCTGTAGCTGGTGTGGATACGCTTTTTAGCGTTGATAACACTACTTTGTATCAATTGTATTCCGATCCCAATAGCGCAATTACGAGCAGAATACAGACGGCATTATTGCCTATGACTGATCCTATTCGTACTAAGCAAGCTCTGAAGTTTGGTATTGAGGCAACGCTTAATAATGGCGCTGCTTTTGAAGTAACGGTTGATTCAGAATATGGATCAAGCCCTCCTTATTACCTCACAAATACAGTCACTTGGTTTAATACTTCTGGAACAACTATCCCTTGGATAAATTACAGTTCTCAAGTAATATCATGGACATACAATACAGGTTATGCTCTGTTTAAGTCGGATGCACAACAATGGGGTAAGTATATAGGCTTGACCATGACCAGCAATTCCGCTGCTTTCGTGGTCAATACATTTGAATTTGAACAAGAATTGAGAACGAGGTTCTAAAATGAGTTTACCAGTCACCCCTCCGTATGTATTTGGGAATGTCACATCATCCATTCCACTGACTAATCTTGATGCTGACTTTGCCACTATTTACGCAGCCGTAAACGGTATCGGTAACGGCACTGTAGCCCTTGCCAATGTGAGCATTACTGGCGGATCTATTCAAAATGTGTCAGTAACATTAGATACGATCAACAATACCCCAATAGGTAACACAACGCCTTCTACAGGAGCATTTACAAGCCTAACCGACACAGGTCTTACTTCTGGTCGTGTCACTTATGCAACTACTGGCGGTCTATTAACAGACTCTGCCAACCTAACATTTAACGGCACAACACTTACTACAGCTAATGACGCCTCTATATCAGGTCTTACTGTTGGTAAGGGCAATAATGCTGTTTTAGGAAATACAGTTGTTGGTAATAGCGCTTTAGCTTCCAATTCTTCTGGTGCAAATAATACTGCTTTTGGATATGGAACTTTATATTTTAATTCAACAGGTATTCAAAATACAGCTATTGGTGGGGCAAATGTTGGGGTCACCCCAGCAACTTTGCAAACTAATACCTCTGGTTCTTATAACACAGCTGTTGGTATATCTGCACTTGCATATAACACCACCGCATCTAACAACACAGCAGTAGGTTATCAAGCTGGGTATAGTAATACTACTGGTGTCGAGGTTAATGTTTTTGGCTATCAAGCTGGATATAGTAATACAGGAAATTCTTTATCTGCATTTGGACATCAATCAGGTTACGCAAATACCTCTGGTGCACAAAATACATTATTTGGTTCTTTTTCTGGCAAAAATACAACTACAGGTGGATTTAATACTGTATCTGGGTACGCTGCTTTATTTGCAAATACCACTGGTTCGTATAACACAGCATTGGGTAATAATGCACTTTATTCCAACACCACCGCCTCTTACAACACAGCAGTAGGATACCAAGCTGGGTATCCTTTAACAACATCTTCTTATAATGTATTTTTAGGATATTTAACTGGACAAACAGTTTCTACTGGAGATGGTGGAAATATTCATTTAGGAAACAATTTATTTGCTTCTTCAGCTACAGCAACAAATGAAATAGTAATTGGTTCTTATAACATCACTGGAAAAGGAAATAATACTGGATATATTATTGCTGGTGGTGGTGCTGGTGGTATATATCAAGGCAACAATTCGACTCTTTGGTCTATTACATCTGACCAACGCCTTAAAAAGAACATTGTTGATAATTTTGATGGTTTAAATAAAATTATAGCAATTCAAGTGCGTAACTTTGAATATCGCACAAAAGATGAAGTAACTGAATTAGAACCACAAAACGCTATTGACATTAAAGGCGTTCAATTAGGTGCAATTGCTCAAGAATTGATTGAAATATTGCCTGACTGCGTAAAAACAGAATCTACTGGTGTAATGTCAGTTGATGCAAGCAATATCACTTGGCATTTAATTAACGCAGTAAAAGAACTCAACGCAAAACTAGAAGCACAAGCAGTAGAAATCGCAACTTTACAGGCTAAATAATGGATATTTATAGTTTCTTTTGCGGAGTGATTACAGGACTAGCAACACTTCAACTCTATTATTCATTTAAAGGAAAATAAAATGTTAGAACTAACACCTGAACAAGAAGTAGCAAGAGCATATTCGGCAGCGATGGATTCGGTTAATCTGCTAAACGCTGGCAAGCCTGAAGATATGACTGATGAAGATTGGCAAGACTGCAAACAACGCAATATTGACCATCTTAAGATTCAGCTTGAAAAGGGATCTGAGTATTACGGAAGTAATGATTTAACACCTTTTGAGAACGCAGTAAAACTTTAACTTTTTTAGGGGATAACTATGAAAACTTTTACATTAGAAGATAACGAAGCCTTATTTATTATTAATCAAATTGGTGGTTTGCCGAACAGTTCTGGTACAGCACCTTTGTTTACTAAATTGGCAGATCAATACAACTTACAGCTTCCTTCAAAAGAAGAAGCTCCATCACAGGAAGAAACCGTACAATGAGCGTATCAGCAGCCTTCACTCCACTAGGTAACACCGTAGTGATTACGGCTGCTACCTCTGCACCTTCTGCCGTTCAAGTTAATTCGAGCGGCAGCTTTGGTGGCAACCAATATCGCATTATTAACGCATCTACTACTCAAGGATGTTTTTTATCGTATGCACAAACGGCAGCAGTAGCGCAAGCAAATTGCGTTATTCCTACAGGTGGTAACAGTACAACTACCTTGTACATATTGCCTAATACAGACGAAATCATTACTTTTGTTCCTAATGCGTGGTTCACAGCCATTACTGCTGCTAACAGCGCAACTTTGTACATTGTCAATGGCGATGGAATGTAAATGCTCAAGGTATCTGGCAACTTTGCGGGATCACTAACATACCAATCTACTTGGGATGCGAACTCAAACAACCCATTTTTGCAAAGTTCAGTCGGTACTAAAGGTTTTTATTATGTTGTTTCCGTTGCTGGTAGTACCAATTTAAACGGTATTACATCATGGAAAGTAGGCGATTGGGCAGTATTTGACGGCAATGTTTGGGAGAAAGTAGATAACCAGACTGGCGCTGTCACCTCTGTAAACGGTCAAACAGGTATTGTTGTTTTAGGCGCTAATGATGTTGGCGCAACACCTAATACTGCTTATGTCATTGCTGGCACTGGACTTTCTGGTGGTGGTAGATTAACAGGAAATGTAACTTTAACTAATGCTGGCGTTCTTACATTTAACACTCGTACAGGCAATGTCACTCTTACTAGCGGTGATATTGTTACCGCACTTGGATTTACCCCAGGAACGGGGAACGGTTCTGTT